AGTATATCAATCAACTTCAATAGTATCAGCAAATTTTGGCAATCCAGAATTTAGTATTTCATCAGGCAACGCAGATGGTAATGGTTATGGAAATTTTGAATACGCAGTACCTAGTGGATATTATTCACTCTGTACGAAGAATCTTGCGGAGTTTGGATAATGGCTTATACAACAATAGATAATCCAGAATTATATTTTCAGACTGAAATTTATACTGGAAATGGAACTGATGGGAGAACAATAACTTTATCTGGTTCTGAAGATATGCAACCAAATTTTGTTTGGATAAAAAATAGAGGTACTACAGATAATCATCATCTTTTTGATTCTGTTAGAGGTGTTAATAAAGCATTATCCACCAGTACAACTAATAGTGAATCTGATGCTCCTTCAAGTGGATATGTTAGTGGTTTTGTTTCAGATGGCTTTACTGTAACAAGTGGAAGTTCTGCTGATGATAATGTTAATAAAAATACTGAAACTTATGTATCTTGGAATTGGAAAGAGAGTGCCGATGCTGGGATGGATCTAGTTTCATTTACAGGAAACGAAACTGCAAGAACAATATCTCATTCACTTTCAGCTGTACCAAAATTTATGTTTATTAAAAATAGAGATTCTGGTACTTCAGGTTGGTATAATTATCATCATAAATTAAATGCTACTCATGCCGTACACTTTAACGCAACTGATGCGTCAGGTAGCAACTCTACAATATGGAACGACACAGCACCTACTTCTAGTGTTTTTACTGTTGGTACAAATTCAGGAGTTAATGGTAATTCAAATAACTGTATAGCTTATTTATTTTCAGAAAAACAAGGCTTCAGCAAGTTTGGCTCATACACAGGAAATGGAAATGCTGATGGGCCATTTATTTTTTGCGGCTTTCGACCAGCTCTAGTTGTTACTAAAAAAAGTAGCGATACTGGAGATTGGATAATTTACGATAATAAAAGAGATCCAAATAATTTAGTTCATGGAAGAATTTTATTAAATTCTAATGCCGTAGAATATACCGCAGATAGTCATGGAATAGACTTTTTATCTAATGGATTTAAAATAAGAACTTCAGATCAGTCTTGGAATGAAAGCGGTGAAACATTTATTTATATGGCTTTCGCAGAATCTCCATTCGTCAATTCTAATGGTGTACCTTGTAACGCAAGATAATATGGCATTTATTAATTCAATTCCATCAAGTGTTTCTATTGCAACTTCAGACATACAAGCTGATGCAATTACAAATGCTAAAATAGCTGATGATGCAATTAACAGCGAACATTACACAGATGGAAGTATTGATACAGCTCATGTTGCAGACAACCAAATTACTACTGAAAAGATAGGTTATGCTGAAGCAACACTCACAGATGGTTCAACAATAAATTGGGATGCTTCAACTTCAGATGTAGCAAAAGTTACACTTGCAGGAAATAGAACTTTAGCAGCAGCATCTAATGGAACTACAGGACAATTTGTTTCATTACTTATAATTCAGGATGGAACAGGTTCTAGAACTATTAGTTGGAATGCTATTTATGAGTTTAAGGATGATACAGCTCCTACATTAACTACTACAGCTAATAAAGGTGATCTGTTTGTATTTAGATATAATGGTTCTAAATATTTAGAAGTTGGAAGAAATACAAATTTAACATTAAGTTAAATATAAAATAAATGATTAATAGAATAAAATCGTTAGTTAAAAGTTATGAATCTAAAGTTATAGAAGCTGACGAAAATATAAAATTATTATTGAATAACGCAGGGATTATACCAGACCACACCGATATTAACAAGGACATAGACAAGTGGTTAGAAGTTAAAAGTTCTAGTTTAGGGAAACTACAACACATCGCTAGTTATTTACCTAAACAAGAAAACAAAGATGGCAAATAGTTATAAGTTTAAAGCAGTAGCGTTAGCAACAGGATCTGAAACAGCATTATTGACTGCTGGTAGTAGTGAAACTTTAATTATTAAATCTATTCTTGTTACCAACAATACATCTAACACACCAACTATTTCTTTAGATGTTTTAGATAGTTCTGCAAGTTTGGAAATTACAATATTAAAAACACACACACTTGCAGCTAATACATCAGGAGAAGTATTTACTGGATCACCATTAGTATTGGAGTCGTCAGATTCATTAAAAGCAACAATAAGTTCATCAGATTCAATACACATTGGTATTACTTATATGTCTGTAACTTAATGCAACTATTAAAAATACCAGTTAATAAAGTAGATGAAGTTTGGTCTTTAGTTAAACAAAATATACAAGAAGCATTAAATTATTCAGGTAATCAAACTGATGTAGATTTTGTTTATAACACAATTAAAGCTAAAAATTTTCAGCTTTGGATTGTTTGGGATGAAAGTAAAAAAACAATTCAAGAACAATATAATGGAGTTCTTGTTACTGAAATTATTCAAAGAAAATTAAAAAAATCTTGTCATATTTATATTATGACAGGAAAAAATAGACAACAATGGCAACATTTAATTAAAGTCATTGAAGATTTTGCTGAACAAGAGGATTGCGATAACATGGAGTTAATTGCAAGACCTGGTTGGCAGAAAATACTACAAAACTATAAATATGTCAGAACTCATGTAGTTCTTGATAAACCAATAAAAAAAAAGGAGAAATAATAAATGTCATTTTTAGGAGGAGGATCATCAGGTGGATCACAGATTACTACTGTAAACCCATATGAACCTGCAAAACCAGCTTTAAATCAGATTATATCTGAAGCAGGAGCTTTATATAATCAAGGAGTAGGAGCAGCAGGATATGTTGCACCTAGTACACAAACGACTAAAGGTTTAGCCGCACAAGAATTAATGGCAGGATCTGCTAATCAACAACTTGCGGACACTTTATCAGGGAAATATTTAAATCCTTTTTTATCTCCTATGTTACAAGGTTCGGCAAATGAGATAGCAACAGCAGTCAATCAAGAATTTACAGGTGCTGGAAGAACTCCAGGATCAGGAATGAACCAACAACAAATTTTAGCTGGTATTACAGATGCTGCTTTACCAATGGCATTTGATTCTTATGAAAGAGAAAGACAAAGACAATTAGGTATTGCTAGTGCTGCACCATCATTAACACAAGTAGGTTCACAATTAGAAAATATTCAAAGACAACAAAACATGGCTCCTTTTGCTGCACTTCAGCAATATGGAAGTTTAGTTTCTCCAATTGCATCTGGTTTACCTACTACCAATCAAAACACAATCACAAATCCAAACAGAATAACACAAGGTTTAGGCGGAGCTATGATGGGTAACATGATGTTTCCAGCTTTAGCTGGTGCTACACCTTATGGAGCAATTGCAGGAGCAGTATTAGGAGGACTATTATAATGGATAAAATAAAAAAAATATATTTTGATCTTGAAACAAAGGTCAAAGAAAAGCCTATGAAGCTTTTTATAGGTATGTTTATTCTTTTTGTTATTGCAATAATTTTATAATCTATGAATAAACTAAAACAGTATGCTGGACTTCTTAATGAAGAAGCACCTAAAGATCACTTTTTAGCTTACATAACTCCAAATGAAAGAGATATGTTAGTTAAAGCTGGTGGAGTTAAAACTCCTACACCATCTGGTATCTTTGCATATCCACCTCAAGATAATTATACTTCAAGTTATGATTCTTCATCAAACCAATCTGGCAGAACATCATCTACAAGTGGTGCTGGAGGTGGTAGTGGCTATTCTGGTGGCAATGACAATAATAATTGGAGTGGCGATCAAGAAGATGATGTTGCTACAATGGAAACTAACATGAATGTTACCACAAATAATAACCCCACAGGGTGGAGTGGTGATAGTGGTGTTGATGCTTATGAAAGCAATATTAACGATAGTTTATTAGGTACTCCAGATTATCAAGGCACAATATTTACTGGTGGAACTTACGCAACTGACGATAACCAAGCTTCAAGAACTTTAAGCTATGGTGATGATGCTGCCACAGAAGATATGGGTAGACCAGATATTACTTACTATCAACCTACTGGTTCATTAAGGGGTAATTACAGAAGCAAAACTGAATTAGATCAAATTAAATATATTCAAGACTCAAAATTAAAATCGGTAAAAAACAAATTACAAAAAGCTGGTTTTGATATTCCTGATGATGCTAACTTTAATGAAACAAAAGCATTTATTAATGATTTATCTTCTGATGAATTAGCAAACTCTTATCAAGATTTAAAAAAATCAGATGGTACTCCTTTTTACAATCAAGAAACTATAGAAAAATGGGAAAAAGCTGGATATATACCTTCTGGTGGATCAATGGAATTACCTGGTCTTACAGGTGCATTTTTTAACAAAATAGATAAACCTTTAACTAGAGATGAGCTTTGGTCAGATTTAGATATGGCTACAGAAGTTGGTAAATCAGGTGGTGGTGCTATGGATTGGCAAGAGAGAATGAAAACTTTCCAACCAAATAGATATGCCACTATGACAGGACAAAATTACAATCCAATATCAAAAACATTTACTATGAAAGATGGTGGAGGTAGCGAACAAGATGCTTACGATAGAGTAGCCAAACCTTATGAAATTGGTGGCTCAACACCACCTCAAGAATCTATGGTTAGTAATTATTTTTCAAACATGGGTAGCAATCTAGGAGTATCATCTGCTTACATGAATACTTATAATACTGCTAAAGCAAATTTGGCAAAATCATTAAACATGACACCAAACACTCAACAATATGGATATGGTAATACTTTTAACGATAACTACGCAAGAAGTATGACATCTGCTAATCCATTTTTTGATGAGCTAACAACACAAGGACTAATATAATGGCATTTAATTTAAAAGGATTATTACAAGACGAAGAATTTTTATTAGGAGCTGGATTACTTTCTGCTGGATCGCAAGGTCAAGGTATTGGACAAGCTGCATTTCCTCAAATGTTACAAGCTGCCAGAACATCTGCAATATTTAGAGAAGCAGCTAAAAAAGAAGAAACAAGTAAATTTGTTAATGATTATAAAAAAACATTACCTGAAAATAGCCCATTAAGATCATTACCAGATTCTGCTATGGTTGATTATATAACTAAATCTGAAATAGCAAAAATAAATAAAAAAAGTGCATCTACAACTGCTATGAAAAATGCTATGGCATTAGGTTTAGTTCCAGGTACAAAAAAGTATAATGATTATATTAGAGGATCAACTTTAAAAACTGATGCTGCTGTCAATGAATTAAGACAACAAGAGGGTCAAGTATTAAATCCATCACAAAGAGATAAAATTGTTAAAGATAACAAATTTGTGCAGGAAATGGGTGTAAAATTAAATGATGTTATAAATAAAATTGATAAAGAGCCATCATTAGCTGGTTTAAAAGGTTCAGCTAGAAGATTTGGAAATCAGATGGCAACTGCTGCTAAAGATTTTGGTATAGATGTTTCTTCATTTCTGCCAAAAGGATCAAAAGAATTTTTATTTGATGATGATATAGCGACTGTCAATGCTTTAGAAAATTTAATTGCTCCAGGCTATGCAAGGGTATTATTTCCAGCACAAAAAATTACTAATTTGCAAATTACAGAAGCTAAAAAAGCTCTAGCATTAACTGGTTTAACTGGTGCAGATGAAGTAAAGGCAAGACTTACACAAATAAGTAAAGATTTTGACCAATTTGTTGAAACCAATCAATCATTATTAGGATCACAATCAGGTGTTAAAAAATTTAGAATGGTAAATGGTGTACTTGTGGAGATTGTAGAATAATGGCTACTATATTTGTAGAGGGTTTAGGTAAAGTTGAAATACAAGGTAACACACCTAACGCAGAAGAACAAGAAGCTATTGCAAAAGCATTAGGACAAGAAACACAACAAACAACAAATGTTGTTGCTCAACAACAAGATCCAAATTTTTTACAATCTGTTGGAAAAGGTTTAACTGATAGATCAACAAGTTTAGCTGCTGGTGGATTAGCTGGATTTGCAACAGGAGCAAGAACTGGTGGAATGGTTGGAGGAGCTGTTGCTGGTGTTCCAGGTGCATTGGTCGGAGGTCTTGCTGGTGGTGTTTTAGGTGCTGCTGGTGCTGGACAAGTTTATGATGTTTTAAGCTCTTATATTAAAGGAGATCAACTTGATTTAGATGATACCTCAAAACAAGCATTCAAAGATATTAAAACTGAAACAATGTTTTCAATGGTTGGTATGTCAATACCAGGTTTAAAACCAGCTATTACAAGATTACTTTTAAAAAAAGGTAATGGAGAACTTGTTGCTAAAGATATTCAAGAATTAAAAAAAGCTGGAGATAGAATTGGTGTTGATATATTTCCTTTTGATGTAATGGGTAAAGGTGGAAATCTTTATTCAAAAGTTGCTGGTGTATTTCCTATTGTTGGAAGTCCAATTAAAAAAGGTGCAGCAGCTAGAGGAGAAAGACTTAACAATGTCAAAAATCAGATTTTAAATGATTTAGCACCTAATACACATTTGTCTGAACTAGGTGTTAAAATGTTTAACGCAGCAAAAAATTCATCAAAAGAATTTAATAATGTAGCATCTATTATGTATAAACAATTTTATAATGAAGCTGCATCTATAAATAAAAAATTTGTTCCATCTGATATTATTAAAAAAGAAGCAAAAGTTATTATTGATGATATTTTATCTAAAAGACCAACTGCAATAACAACAAAAGTTGTTAAAGGAAGTAAATTACCTTTAGTTCAATCAAGAAAAAAAGGGTTAAAAGGTTTATCAAATAGACAATTTACAAAAACAATTAAAACAAAAATTCCAGCTAATGTTAATAAAAAATATGAAGCATATATTAAACAATTGTCAAATCTTGAAGATTTTATAACTCCAGCTCAAGTAAAACAGATAAAACAAGACCTTGCTGAATTTTCATTTGCTGCTGCTGGAAAAGATGGTGGTGGTGTATTTAAATTAACAAAAATGGCTAAAGCATCAGATGCAGCTTTAAGAAATTTTGACAATTATAATATGTCAGTTTTTGCAAATGATCCAAAAGTTACAACAGAAACTTTACAAAAATTAATAACAAAATTAAAAGATGCTGATAAATTTTATGCAAATGGTATTCAAATATTTGGAAGATCAACAGGACAAAGATTTAAAAGAGCAGATAGAAATATATTTGCAAAAGGTTTTGATAAACCAGGATCAATTGAACCAGATGAGATATTTCAAGCTGTAGTAAAAACTGGATCACCTCAATCTTTAGATGATTTAAGAACATTAATTGGTAACGAAAATTTTGCAAGAGTTTCAAGGAGAGTTATTGATAATGCTTTTAAAAAGGCATCAGTAAGAGGAGATCAATTTAGAGGTCTATTATTTAACCCAGTAATTTTAGAAGAAGAACTTGGTTTAGCTGGTCGTAATTCATCAGAAATTTTAGAAAATATTACAAAAGGAACAAAATTAAATCCACAGAAACTTAAAGATTTAGTTCAAGTTTCTCAATATCATGCAAACCTTGATATACCAGATGTATCATCTTTTGTTGCAAGGAGAGCAACTTTAGGTGGAGCTAGAAGTATATTGGGAGGTGCAGTTATGGGTGCTGGTGTTTTATCATCACCAGTTGCATCTATACCTCTTATTTATGCAACAAATAGAACTTCTGCTTTTCTTGCAAATCCAAAAAATTTAGATTTAGCAATTACTGCTTTAGATATTACTGCACCAAGACAATTAAAATATATAGCTTCTGAAAAATTATTAAGAGGATTAATTGGTTCAAGTCAAAACGAAGATGAAAAACAATTTTTTGAAGAATTGCAAAAAATGTATAAAGATAATAAAGAGTTTATACTTGATAATATGAGAGTTAAATAATGGCTACTCAATCTCAAAAAAATTCAGAAGAAATTATAAAATTACAAGGGGAAGTAAAACTAATTCATCAAAAGCTTACAACTATTAAAGATAATCATTTAGCTCACTTGGAGCAAAAAGTGGATAATGTTTATAAATTTTTATGGGTGATAGCAACGATAAGTCTGTCAAGTCTAATAAATTTCATCTTCAATCTGCTAAACTAAATAAAGCACAAAAAGGAACGATTGGCGAATACCAAGCTATAGTCGATCTTACAAAGCAAGGCTACCATGTAGCACTAGCTTGTAATCCTCAATGTCCTTTTGATTTAGTAGCAGTAAGTGAAAATGGAGATATTAGATTGATAGATGTTAAATCTAATACTTACAGAAAAAAAAGTAAAAAGACTTATAAAAAGTCTTTAAAAATTTATAGATGTCCTACTGCAAAACAAAAAAAATTAAAAATAGAATTAATGATGGTGGACAATGATTAAAACAAAATATGAAATACTTACACACAATTTTGCTACTATTATTTTTAATAATTACAGAACAATCTTACGCAGGTTCAACGCAATCAAATACCTCTGGCTCAAATACTGCTATTGAAGGTGGTTATACATCTACAACGACTAACGAATATGCTACTGGCTCATCAAGCAATTCTACAACAAACAACACAACTAATTCAGATATTAAATCATCACCTCCAACTGCTAACGCACCATCATTTTCTGCACAATCGCAAGATGTCTGTGCAACAGGAGCTTCGGCAGGAGTACAAACATTTGGTTTAGGTATTTCAGGTGGCAAGACCTTTAGAGATTTAAACTGCGAAAGAATTAAACTTGCTAAAGTCTTAAATGACTTTGGTATGAAAGTTGCAAGTATTGCACTTCTTTGCCAAGACGAAAGAGTTTTTGAAGCGATGATTCAAGCTGGAACTCCTTGTCCGATTGATGGCAAGATAGGTAAAGATGCTTTGGTCTTATGGAAAAAGTATGACCATGAAAGACCAGACTTTGAAACTTATGTTAAAAAAATGACAGACAGAAAAAAAGCTGACGAATTAGAACAAATTAAAATAACTAAAGAGCTTAAAAGAATTGAAAAAGAAAAAGCTAAAGAGGAAGCTGAAAATAAAAAGAACATAGATTGGAAGCATCCTAGATGATCTGGTTAATAATATTTATAGGAATTATGGCTTATGCGGTTTATCGTATCAATACTTTTGCTGATGACATTAATCCATACAATTTCAGCAGAAGAAATAACAACAAATAATTTAATAACTAATGGTAACTTTGAAACTGGTAATGCTAATGGTTGGACAACTACAGGGAATGTGGATGTTCTAAATGATTGCTGTGAGCTTAATAATGTAGCCAGTAATTATGATTTAGAGTTTGGTGATAGTGGATCTATTACACAAGATTTTAATTTATCTACAAATACCATTACACAAAATATGCTAGACAATGGCATAACTTTAAATTCAACAGTTGAAGTACAAAATGGTGAATGTAGTGTTTCAGGATGTTGGGGTGGTCAAGGCGGAAAAGATACTTTTACTATTACTTTAAATATTAAAGATAGTAATGGAAATTTACTAGCCACTAATACAACGATTAGAACTGATGTAACAGGTATTAATGGAGCTAACTTTACAGACCAACTAATATACACAGGTCAAAATTCTAACATTGGTAATTTAAATATAAGTGGTGTTGATGCAAATGCACCAGCTACTTTGGGTGGCTCCAATGTAGATAACATATCAGTTACCATGACTTATGATGATACTGTGTTATCTGCACAGGCATCTACAGCTTTAATTAATATTGAAGAAGTATTAGAAGAATTAACTGCTGAAGTATTTAACGAAATAGAAGAATTATATTTTAAACAAGAAATAAGTTTTACAGAAGAAATTTTTGCTGAAGAAATAATTGAAGTAGTAGAAATGGAAACATTACCATCTACTGTTGAGGTTATGGCAAAAGAGATTGTTGAAGAAATTATAGAGGAGATAAAAGAAACTATAGAACCTCCACCAACCATGATGGCATCTATGCCAAAAGAAAAAATGGTTGAAACAATAGAAGAAAAAGCTGAAGAAATTATAGAAGAAATTTATGAAGAAACAGTATCAATGGTTTCTGAAAAAGAGGAAGCTGTTAAAGAAGAAGAAGTAATTGAAGAAGCTGCTGTTGAAGAAGAAAATAAAGAAACAGTAGAAGAAACTAATGTACAAGAAAAAGAACAAGCTGAAAAAGAATCAGAAGTTAAAACAAAAGAAAAAGAAAAATCTAATAGCGAAGAATCTACAACAGAAATTGTATCAACAAAAAGTAATACCAAGCAAAAAAATATACGACAGAAAAAAAATATTAATATAGACAAAGTAATGGCTAAAGTAGATGAAGCCATTAAAGATATAGACAAAAATTTACAAGTTAAAAACTTAATTAAATTGGAAGTAATGGCTAATGACCAAGCTAGTTTAACTGGTTATGCAACAATTCCTTTTTATAAAAGTAAAGACATATACTTAAATCAACTTAATATGTCTGATGCAAGACTTCTATACACAGAAGTAACTTTAAATAAATATAAAGTTAATGATCCTGTATTTAAGAAACAGGAACTTTTACACAACATAAATTTAAAAAAACGAAAACTTTTAATAGAATTGGAGCAATTAAAAAATGGTTGATAATATTAAAAAGAACTTAACAAACATAGTAGTTGTTATAGGATTAGTAGGATCTATCGGTGCAGGTTTTAGTAAGTTTGCTAAAATGGAAAGCACTATTGAACAATTAGCAAGTCAAACAACAGTAGATTATTCTGCTCAAATTGCAGTTATAGAAGAAAAAGTTAATGCTTTAGAAAATGCTGACACTTCACATACTCATAACTTGATAGACCATGACCATCCTGTTGAACATTCTCACACTAAAACTTTGGTAAATGAAAAAGAAATAGAATTACTTAAAGTACAAATAGAAGAAATTAAAGTTAAAGCAAGTAATCCTTTACAGTAGTTATGAAAGTAAATGACAATACACAGATTTCTTTACCTATAAGAAATTTAGTAGCCATCATTGGAGCTGTTGCAGTAGGTGTGTGGGCATATTTTGGTGTAGAGGAAAGACTTAATAGATTAGAAACAGCAGACACTTTATTTCAAGCTGACCTATTAAAAAAAGCTGAACAGGAACCAAAAAATTTAGAAATGTTTATGTTAATTGAACATCTGTCTGGACAAATAGAATCAATAGAAAAAGAAATTGAAGCATCAAGATATAACAAAGTCAATATAGATCACTTAAAAGAACAAGTAGATATGTTGCAAAAAAAAATAAATGGTAATCATTAATGGTTGAAATTGTTTTTGCCTTATTACTTATTGTAGATAATTCAATAGTAGAACACAGAATACAAGATAGTTTATCGAAATGTTTAAAAGCAAAGAGATACGCTATGAGAGATAAATCTAATAATGATAGAGTTACTTATCAATGCTTAAAATCTAAAGCAAATATAGAAATTTATATGGGTGAAAAAAAAATTACTTCATTAATATTGGAATAAAGAAATGATTAATAAAATTTTAGAAAAGTTTTTTAGTTATATGGATTATGTATGTGATGGCATATCTAATTTAGTTACTGAAAAACCTAAAAGAAAAAAAAGAAAATGTAAAGATTGTCATTGTAATTGTCATTGTTCTGATGACTTACACTTACACAACGATCAACAAGACTTATGCACTTGCGAAACTTGTAAATGTTAAAAAATTATATGAGGTGTAATTATGAGATTAGTGGGGAAATTTCTTTATTTATTAGAAACAATATTAAGAAAACTGTACTCAAAGATTTGGTATTACAGAATTGTATTCACAACAAACTTAAAAAGGAAAAATAATGTACGAAGAATTAAAAGCAGAAGTAAAAGAATGTGAAGGTTATGTTAATAAAATTTATAAATGCTCCGAAAATTTTGACACCATATTCTATGGACACAAGGTAACACCAGAAGATAACTATGAACATGGTGTTGAATATCCAAAAGAAATGGGTGAAGAAGTTTTTGAAAAAGATTTTCAAAGAACTGTAGAAGCTGCCGAAAGACTTATTGGCGATAGATCAATTAATCATGTCGCTAAAGAAGTTATTATTAATATGGTTTATCAAATTGGCGAAGGTGGTGTATCTAAATTTAAAAATATGTGGAAAGCTCTTGATAGTGAAGATTATGGTGAAGCATCATTTCAAATGCTTGACAGTTTATGGGCGAAACAAACTCCAGCTAGAGCAGGTAAGTTAGCTGGTAAAATGAGATCATCAAAATTATAGGAGGATATTATGTGGTTAGGTTTAGCAACTAAATTAGTTCCAGGTATTTTAAAAACTGGAATGTCTATTGCAGCAAACAGAAGAAAAGTAAAAGAATTACAATCTGTTGCAGAAATGCGCCATGCAGAAAAGATGGCTAATGGTGAAATTGAGTGGAAACAAGAAACGATAGCTGCACAGAAAAACGATTTAAAAGATGAATTTGTTTTAATTTTAATTAGCATCCCTCTCCTAATCGCTGGATGGGGTGTTTTTTCAGAAGATGAAGAAATTATTTCAAAGTTAGATACTTTTTTTGAACAGATAAATAATTTTCCTCTATGGCTACAAGGATTAATTGTTGGTGGCTATTCAACTGTTCTAGGTATTAAAGGTGTTTCTACTTTTAAAAAGAAATAGATGTCAGAAAACCTAGACCTGATTAACGAATATAAAGATCAAGTTCGTATCTTAAAGCAAGAAGTAGCTGAACTGCAAGACGCAGGTAAGTCTAAAGACTCTGCTAATAAAAGATGTTTACAAAAACTAGAATATTCTCAAAAAGATTTAGAGGATGCTTTAGAAAAAATAAAAGAATTAGAAGAACAAATTAAAATAAAAGATAAAAAGTGAAATTAGTTTTGATAATGTATATGTGTTCTGGAGCAGGTGGAAATTGCTTACCTCCACATCAAATGCCAGACCTTTATGATAGCTGGTATACTTGTATGAACGCAGGTTATCAAGCAGCTTTAGATAAATCAATTGAGATAGGCGAAGCAGATGTTAATGAACATGAGATATTTATTAGGTTCGCTTGTGCTGAAGAAACACTAAAACCTAAAGTAGAAACTTAAAGGCGACCATATTTCAGATCGCCAATAACATTATTGAATAGTTTTTATCATTGATTTAAAATCTTTATTATTTTGATAAGCTAATAGATTTAACCACCTTGACGCAATATTGATAAAGCTAGTATAACCATTTTTGACTTTTTTAGGTGTGAAAATATCCACAACATCATCATAGTCATTTATAGTTAGTTCTTTTTTATCTTTAATTTCTAACCAAGAGTTTTTATCTAAACTTACAAATAAAACATTTTTTAATGATGGACTATTTGTAAATGGTATTTCATCAAAAAAGACTGTGTAAAACTTTTTCATAAATTACCTCCTTTCTTTTATATTTACTCATTATACCACATTGGGTTTTTCACTTTTTGCAAAAAAAATATTTTTATTAAAAACTAGAGCAACAAAATTTTAGGGTGTTACAGAATAGGTGCGACAATAAAATCCTTTTTGGATTTTTTACAAAAAATTTATGAAAAAAAAATTATGGAAAAAACCAAAACAAACTGTAATTGATATTGGTAAGTGTAAATACTGCCAAGCTGAAATGATTAATACAGAATCTTTTGTAGCTTTCTATGGTGGTGATAAAGCTCACTATGATTGCATGAAGAAAGATTATTATAAAAACCTTATGAAGAAAGATAAGGATAACCGAACAGGTTTGGTCTAACTTTTGGATGACCAAAGTTCTAGCTTTTGCTAGTGGGTAAGGGTGGGAAAAAAATAGCTGGTATGCTATGTTCATTATGTTATACTGTTATTGACAGATGTTACATACTTATTGCATACCAAGTGTAAAAAAACATAGTAAAATATGTCCAGATGTTGTTGATTGTGTGATTACAAATCAATATGTTGTAGGCATAAACATAATATATATAGGCTTTTATACTAGAAATAGTATGAGAGCCACT